ACAAGTACTACAGAAGTCAACCTCTTTTTTTCAACTTTATACTAAAACTTCCAGGATTATGTTTGGTTTGAACACATTCTCTAATTCGTGAATGATTGCTTGCCCACGTGTGTATTTCACGCATCATAGCACCTTGTCCGGTAACTACATGACATTTTTTGTATCCGCTAAGATATGCTTCTTCTATTTGTTGATTAAAATGTTGCCATCCTATATGAATATGCAAGCCGTGTAGATCAATTCGCATCTTTACTTCTGTTCATAGCTTTAGTAAGTCCATACTTACGCAAGTCGCCACTAAACAGACCAAGCTCTATTGCTTTACGTTCGTCTGTAACCGTTATGCTTCGATTTGTAAGATAATATGGACAAGTTATAAACTTATCAAGATGTATTATAATCTGTGTAGTTAAAGGAATATCTCTTGGATACGGTATATCGTATGTAGTAATACCAATTTGATTGATAACATCAAATCCTTCTTCAGTAAGTCTTAGTCCGCCATTGCCTTTGGTTCGTGTATTCTGCCACCATAATGGCATGTATTCTTTTACATTTATATCATTATAACTTTTTTCAAGTTCTTTTAAAAAAAGTTTGGTATAGGTAACTTTATCAGTCAAACAACTTCTCACCTTCGGATAACATATATACCGAAAAGTCATTACAGTTAAATGTAGAGTTTAGTTTTTTGGCTAGATTATGTGCATGTCCAGGATTTGAGAAACTAGTTTTTTTGTATTTAGGACCAGGATAGTTGGTTAATGCATTTGAACTTTTTAAGTTAAATGGTTTGTCTTGATAAAAAACTGCCCAAATAGCTTCTGCATCTAAAATCTGTTCACATTTATAGGTAACTTTATTGGTATATTCAAGTCTAACAACTGGTTTTGGTCTACTCATAATGCGTGTCCTTTATTAACTACGCATATATTTATCTTTTTACCAAGCCCCAGAGTCCATGTTTACTTCAATAACTTGATCATCATTGAGCTTTTCAAGTTTGCTATCAATGATTTTTTCTAAATCTCCATGCAGTCTTGCCATAACTTCGCCTAATGTAAGTGCTAGTATTTTTGCTTGATTTATATCGAGTCTAACTTCTCTTGCTTTACTTTGTTCAGCAACTTTAACCATTTGGATTAGTTGCTGTATAGGCATTGTATTAATTGGCTCTGTTGACATTACTTAGTGCTACTTTCATTTCTAGCTCAGTTTTATACGGACCTGAGTATTCGTTACGTTCAATAGTAATTAGCTTTGGACAGTAACTTTTAAGCCAGTTAACATTAAACTTAACAAGATAGTAACCGGCACAATATACACTTTTAGATTTTTTACTTTTAGTAAACAATGGTAGTTTATGTTTGATGTCATACATACTATTGTAAGGAGTAGTACGTGTTGGATATCCGTGTACTTCTTTACTTGAAAGTGATTTTTTGTTTTTAATATTTGCAATTAAAAAGTTCTTACCAAATGTTTTTTTCAACTGGTTTTCACTTTTATAAAACTTAACAGAACCTTTTTGACTAACAACAAATCCGTCATCGTTTTTTGAAAGAGTACCAACTCGCATTCCTTCTTCTTCAACAATCCAAAATTTATTTTCTAGTACAGGTTTAGCTTTCATGCTCATTGTGGATATCTCGCTTGTAATGGGTCTGCATAACTTGCTGCCTGGTCTGCAATACGTTGCATATCCCACTTAGCACAGAACTTCATAAGACGCATACCTACTTGCTTAACGTCTTTGGGTACTGCATGTTGTGCAATAGTGTTATCTATCTCTTGTCTAATATGCTCGGGTTGTGCAGTCAAATCACATAGTACAACATTGCGTGTGTAATCATCAAGCACACGATGCTCTACACCTTCGTGGTCAGTCCAACGTTGTAGCATCATGTTGTTCCAACTAAAGCCTTTTGTTTGTTTGTCGTCAAATGCTTCAATCAGTCCAACTTTGTTTTTTGTACCTTTTTTTCTAACACCTGGATAGGCGCTAAACACATTGTCACTAGTGTCGCCACGCATACACTTTTCAAACAACATGAATTCAGGGTGTGGAGCAGGCTTAGGTTCTCCTGTCTTCTTATCGCACACGGGCTTGCCTTTGTCATCAAAGTATCCTTCTACTGTAATAGTAGTATTACTTACCCCGTTGTACTGTCTACAGTTAGGTGCAATAAGTTGTGCAAAGTCACCGTCTGTAGAGATAATAACATGATTGTCATTAGGATGTGCTTGTACCCAACCTGCAATAAGATCATCTGCTTCTAGTACAGGATTTTGCATTACTGTACAGTTAGTCTTGCTACCAACAAAGTCTTTGAACTCGTCAAAGATTTCCCAAAATAATGTATCTTCTTCTTGCTGTGCAGGAGTAAGTGCATCTCGATGTTCTTTGCGGTTGCGCTTGTAAGGCTCATAGTAGTCTTTGCGCCAACTACGACCTTCTAAACAAAACACAACATGATCTGCCTTAAAGTCAGTCCATGCTTTCTTTACACTGTTAAGTGTAATGTGTAGTGCCATGCCAAGTTTAGTATCTACATCGCCACGTACTACGTGTCTTGCACGAAAGAATGTGTTAGCTGTATCTACAAGAATATAAGTTGCCATTAGTTTACCTCTATATGGTTTGTATATGTACGATTGTATACGATTTTGTACGAGTTGTCAACCATTACGATACTTCGCTTTTACCTTTATCAATTGGCACAACATTAATATAACCTGCACCTCGATTGGTATCTTGCCCTTCTTCTTGAAGCATATTATAAACTATATCTTTGAACCATCGGTCTACAATTTCTTCTTCAACATCACCCTCGCTGCCATAACCTGCTGTTAAAAGTTCTTCAATAAAGTATTTGTTCCAATCAAGTTCAAAAAAGCCATTACGTATATTATCTTCATTGACTTTCATATCAAGAACATTAACCCAAGGTTCTTTCTTTTTAGTAGCATATGCCTTCGGATCTTTAATTTTTAGTTTTTTATCAGATTCAGCTTCTAGTGCAGCCTTTTGTTCAGCAAGTTCTTTTTCTTTTGCTTCTATACCTGATACTTTTTTAAGCCATTGTTTCATAGTCCTGCCTTTCTAAGTGCGTCTTGATCGATAGGCGCCTTCATAGCCTTTTCGTGTTGTGCGTTTTTATATTGTCTAAGTTCCCCAGGCATTTCCGAATAGGCTAATGTGGAGTCTTGGAGTGAATCGCCATCCTTCTGCCATACACGCTTCAGCAACGTCTTTAACATTGAGGGTGTATTCTTCACTGCGTCCACCCATTGGCATAAGATATACTGGACATTGTACCCCGGCATCTTGGTAAGCACTAACAGCTCTTTTAACTTCGATAAAGTCGTCTTCAGTAGCCACAACAAACTTAAGATAAAGTTCGCTACCGTCAACAGTAGTATACTCACGAGCAACATCAGGCTTGATAGCAGTTTCCCAAGGTTCTCCTGAGACACTAAGTTTTGGGGAACAACTCCAAGTGACTGTAAGTCTGTCGCTGTCGTTGAGATAGTTGTAGAGATCGTCGTGTAAATGTTGTGTAGTATTTGTTTCAAATGTGATGTTCCTTAAATCCTGCATACGTGGATGTTCAAACAGCTCTACGTAAAGCCGTTGCCACGCTAACAACGGTTCACCGCCTGTCATGATCAAGTGTACATCTTGACCATTGTCCTGTACCCACTTACCGTTAGGAGTAAGTGAAAGTAAATGCTCAACTACTTCATCTACAGTTGCTTGTCGATTAAAGTGTTTAAACTCTGGATAGATACTTGCGTATGTATCACAACCTGTGTGTATAATAGGCAAGTCATTAAACTCTTTAGTTGTTTCATGTACACCTGCGTCAAGTAATCCTTGTACTTCAGCATTATGAATAATGCCTGCTTTTTGTTTTACATCACGCATTGGCTCGTTCTTTAAGCCAAAGTTCATACAACGAAAGTTACAACCAAAGGTGCGTAGGAATACACTGGGTACTCCTACAAACTTGCCTTCGCCTTGTACGCTATAAAAAGCTTCTGAATATCTTAGTTTCATAGATGTCTTTCTATTAACTGCTTCATAGTCAGGATAACCTTTTTCAAATACTGGTGCTATCATCTTGGTGCAAACTCCTGTTGGAGTTTGATGTTGTCAAAGAATTCTTTCTTTGTACCAGGATCGGTTTTAAATGCACCTTTTAGCACACTTGTTTGTGTTAAACTACTATGTGCCATAATGCCTCTATTCTCACAACAACCGTGTGTTGCTTGAATGTAAACACCTAAGTGTTCTGCACCTGTGGCTTTTTGTATTTGCTTTGCAATATCACCAGCCAGTTCTTCTTGTAGTGTGCCACGTCTAGCACACCATTGTGCAATACGTGTGTATTTGCTTAGTCCAATCAGTTTGTCTGCTGCAATAATACCAATGTACGCAATACCAGCTACTGGCTGATGGTGATGCGAACATACACTTTTTAGTTCGCTACGTACTACCAACATTCCTTCATAACGATCTTCATCGTGATTGGGGAATGCAGTAGCCTTTGGCTGAGCAAAGTATCTACCACTCATAAGCTCATTGATATACATTTTAGCAAGACGCTTTGCAGTGCCTTCGCTGTTAGGATCATTGTCTGTATCAATAATCAATGTTTCCAGTACATCTTGAAACTTGTATGTTAGTTCGTTCTGAATCTCTTGTAATTCAAACTCACTAATATGTTCGCTGATATTATCATTAGCAAAAAAACGTACATTGTTTTTTCTTAGTCTTTCACGTACGACTTCACTTACTTTCACTGTAGCCACAGTATCAGTGTCAAGTCCAATATTTTTATCTTCCATTTGTTTCTCCGAGTTATAGACGAGGATGTCTATA